ATGGTGGAGATGCTAACTACTTTATGAGCGTTGCCAGAGAACTAGAAGGTAGTGATTGGGATATGGCCCGTGACGCTATCTTAGATGGTGATACAGCGCCAAAAGAAGAAGTATTAAGCATTATTGCTGATAACTCTCCAGAATTATTAAAAGCACTATTTCCAAAAGATGCTGAAACAAAAGATTACCTAGCAACTATGCGTGAATCAACAGAAAAACTCAAAGATGAGTTAATAAAAGAACTTATGGGAGACTAAGTTATGAATGATCTAGAAAGAATTCTCAATCTAGCAGGAGTACATTATGAGGCTCCTGTAGTAGAAGAGACAGAAACAACCGAACGTGAACTCAAAGAAGGTATCACATCATTAAAGTGCAAGCATTGTGGTGATATGTTAGGACAACCTACTACAGACTGTGCTTATGATAGTATGGATCCAAAAGGTGATAACTGGATTATGGTAGACATTGACGGCGACGGCGATGCTGATATTGCAGTTCAACAGGAAGACTTTGAATTAGCAGAAGCAAGTTGCGGTTGTTGCAACGAAGATCCATGTGGATGTGATGATGATTGTGAATGTAAAATGAATGAAGCATCATGTGGTTCTAATAAAAAGCATAAACATGAATCAGTTGAAGAAGAACTTGAGGAAGCAAAAACTGAACTTGAGGAAGAGCCAAACGAAGGCAACGAATTTACAGATGAACTTAAAAAGGCTAAAGACGCTGGCAAAGACGAATTCGAAGTTGGCGGCAAGAAATACAAAGTTAAAGAATCAGAAGAAGTTGATGAATCAGAAGAAGAAACTTTAGAAGAATCTCCAACAATGGACACTACTCAACTAATTCACTTGCTAAAACTTTCAGGCATTAGTGAAGAAAAAATTAACGAACACATTGAAAAACTAAGTGAGCAATGGGCTAACACACCTGAAGGTGTCCGTGAAACAGATCCAACAGTTCATGGTGAAGAAGATAATTACAACTTCGCTCAAGCAGTTAACCTAAGTCTAAAGCGTTACTTAGACGCACAAGACATGAAAGTCAGTGTTAACGAAGGTCATACAGTAGAAGGCATGAAAGCCAAGTATGACGCAATGAAAAACAAATAAACCTAGGACCGTTAATTCTAGGGAGGTTTGGCCGCTACCGTAATGTAATTCGCTACTTACATTTAAAAGCGGCCTTTTTTATCAGGTAAATACAAACATGGCAGTAGATACCAAATTAACCAAAACCCCATATAAAAGAGAAGAATATACTACAGATCAACTTCTTGAATTGGCAAAGTGCGCTCAAGATCCTAAGTATTTTTTGACTGAACATTGTTATATTCAACACCCAACAAAGGGTCGCATGAAGTTTGAACTATATGATTATCAACGAAGCCTTGTGGATGTATATCATGAAAATAGATACAGCATTGCTATGCTTGCTAGACAGATGGGTAAGTCAACAGCAGCAGCGGGTTATCTGTTATGGTACGCAATGTTTAATCCAGATCAAACTATCTTAATTGCGGCACACAAATACAGTGGTGCCCAAGAGATTATGCAACGTATACGTTTTGCCTATGAAACACTACCTGATTTTATTCGTGCTGGTGTAACAGCATATAACAAAGGCAGTTTAGAGTTTGATAATGGTAGTCGTATTATAGCACAAGCAACAACAGAAAATACAGGTCGTGGTTTAAGTATTTCGTTAGCATACTTGGACGAGTTTGCGTTTGTTAGACCCACGATTGCTCGTGAATTTTGGACTTCATTATCTCCTACACTAGCAACTGGTGGTAAATGTATTATTACAAGTACACCAAATATGGATGATGATCAGTTTGCACAAATTTGGCGTGATAGCACTAATAATATAGATGAATATGGTAATGAACAAAAAGTAGGCAAGAATGGATTTGCACATTTTCTTGCAGATTGGAAGGCTCATCCAGATAGAGATGAAGAATGGGCAAGTGTAGAAGAAGGTAAAATTGGCGAAGAACGCTTTAGACGAGAACATAACTGTGAGTTTATTGCGTTTGATGAGACACTAATTGACAGTATTAAATTAGCAAATATGGAACACAAAGAACCATACGCAAAAATGGGTCAAGTAAGATGGTATAAACCACCAGTAAAGGATAAACTATATTTAATTGGACTAGATCCAAGTTTAGGAACAGGCGGCGATAATGCTGCTATACAGGTTTATGAATTACCAGGAATGTTACAGGTTGCTGAATGGCAAAATAACAAAACACCAGTAAAACAGCAAGTGTATATTGTACAACAAATTGCCAAGTATCTTGTTGAGGATGGAATAGATCCTACGAGTATATATTATAGTGTAGAAAATAATACTCTGGGAGAAGCAGCTCTAATTATGCTTGAAGAAATTGGTGAGGATAATATTCCAGGAACAATGATTACAGAGCCTAAAAAACGAGGCGGTAATACAATTAAGTACAGACGTGGATTCACTACTACACATAAAAGTAAACTGTCTTCTTGTGCTAAATTAAAGCATTGGGTAGAAACAAATAGAATTGAAATAGCAAGTAAAAATTTATTACGTGAACTAAAAACATTTATTGCTCGCGGTAACAGTTTTGCCGCTAAAGAAGGTGAGACGGATGATCTAGTTATGGCTCTTATACTAGTAGTTCGTATGGCTTTGGAAATAACAAAATATGATGATGACGCTTTTGATGCACTAAACGAAGCACAAGAAGAGTGGGATGAACCAATGCCAATGAGCTTTTTATAAACATCTAGGCATAAATACATATAATAGAGGTACTAATATTAATGAATGAAATCGCAAATGAAATCTTTAACATCTTAAAAGGTGCAAACTATAAACTTCGTTTATTCACTTCCGAAGGCATTAAAACAACTAATCCAGAAGAAGCGACGAGATTTTATGCATTTGATCAAGATCTAATGATTACGATTAGAAAAGAAGATGCTAAAACAGAAATATTAGCACAGGCTGGACAGGATTATGATATCCCTTCCAATAAGGCTTTACTTGATAGCGTAAAGTCAGTAGCACATAAAAATTTAGGTGAGTTTACAGTGAGAAAGTTCAACAAACAAATTGCGCCAAAGGACTTCGCACACCAGAGTGTGGTTCAAGAAGGCTTCAGCAAACCCTTTGGTAGTATTAAAACAAGTTATATTCAATTACCAGAAGCAAGATTAATTATTAAACATTCAAAAGGTGTGAATGAAGAGGTGCGTGGCGCTCGCAGTAGAAATATTCATTCACTGTTTATTGAAAACTCACAAGGTGAAAAATTTAAGTTCCCTCATAGATATATGGCGGGAGCAAAAGCGATGGCGATGCACGTCAACGAAGGCGGTACTCCGTACGATGCTAAGGGCGAAGCAATCCTAGCATTATGTGAAGAGATCGCTGATCTTAACAAGTTTGTAAGACATGTTAAGAATAATAATCTAGTAAATGAAACGAACGGTGATATTGTCGAGGCAGTTCAATCCAAACTTGCTGGTTACAAAAACACCATTAATAGTTTGTCAACTCAAAGAGGTTATAACAATTTTCAAGTTCAAGAGAATATTGAAGAAATCGACGAAAATAGTGTTGACATTACAGAAAAATTCCTGTACAATACTTTTACTACTGAAGATTTAAATACAATTTTAAGTAAGGTTGGACGTATTGTGGCAGAAAACAGAAGAGAATCTGAAATACATAAAGAAGCCTTGCAACGTGTTATTGAAATTATCAATAGCAAGCAAGATTTAAAAATTAGTTATGATGAGAATGATCCAGACCATCCAAATAATGCTAAGACAAAATTTGCATTTGGCGCAGATGGCGACGTTGCAAGGCTTAATATGTTATTAGGTTTTATTGCAAGCAATACTAAAAATGATGACTTGTGGAATGCATTACATGTATTAGCAGATGGTATGGTACATCAAATGTCAAATGCATATCAGGAAGTTGTTAAGAAAATTGTAGATTATTTGGTGAAATCAGCAAATGTTACTAAAGAAAGTCAAGTTGCTGTTTCATTAGATGAAGATATTGTGTTAGAACTTCGTAAAAGAATTTCTTAATAATATCAAAAACTTAGGCAAAAAAGTGCTTGACAGTAGGCACTATAATATGTATACTGTATAGGCTAACAAAGGCAAAAAGTAGTTAAGAGCTACACTTACAAAGTGATACATCGAGTATCGCTACTAATAGAGGCTAATATAGGAGAAAACATTATGGCATCTTTGGCAGAAATCAGAGCAAAATTGCTCGAACAAGAAAATCGTTCTACTACTAGAACATCCTCAGGCGGCGGCGACAACGCAATTTTCCCACATTGGAATATCCCAGAAGGTTCATCAGCAACCTTACGTTTCCTACCAGATTCGGATGAAAATAACACGTTCTTTTGGAAAGAGCGTCAAATGATTCGTCTCGAATTTCCTGGTGTTAAAGGTGGAGACGAACACAAATCCGTAACGGTTCAGGTTCCATGTGTTGAAATGTGGGGCGATAGTTGTCCAATCCACGCAGAGATTCGTCCTTGGTTTAAGGATCCTAGCATGGAAGAACTAGGTCGTAAGTATTGGAAAAAGCGTTCGTATATTTTCCAAGGCTTTGTAACACAAAGCGATCTACAGGAAGAAACAGTTCCTGAAAATCCAATCCGTAGATTTGTTATTAGTCCACAAATCTTTAAGATTATTAGTCAGGCACTTATGGATCCTGACTTTCCTGAAATCCCAACAGATTATGAGCAAGGCACAGACTTCCGTATTATGAAGTCTACTAAAGGCCAGTATGCAGATTACTCAACATCAAACTGGGCAAGACGTGAGCGTTCACTAAACCAAGAAGAACGTGATGCGATTACCACACACGGTTTGTTTAATCTTAACGACTTTTTGCCAAAGAAGCCAAGTGCTGAAGAGTTGGGAATTATCTTCGAAATGTTTGAAGCAAGTGTAGATGGTCAGTTGTATGATCCAGCACGTTTTGGTGATTACTATCGTCCATATGGAGTTGAGGCTCCAGGTAATCGATCAGCAGCTCCTGTAGCGGCTCCGACACCTGCTCCAGCACCAGTAGCAGAAACTCCTGCTCCAGTGGCTACACCGGCACCCGCTCCTGCTCCACAGCCAGAGCTTGTTGCTGAAACAGTGGCGGCACCAGCAGGCGGTCAAGAAAAAGCAAGTGCTCAGGACATTCTAGCAATGATCCGTAATCGTAAAGAATCTTAAGGAGAAAAGAAAATGAAACTATCTAAACTCGCAAAAATTAATGAGTCATACACTATCTATCGTTACGACAACGGCTTCCGTTTTGAAGCAAGTGGTCGTGATGCTGAGAATGAATGGAAGAATGTAAATCTCATTATTGCAGACGAAGAAGATCTTCTTGAAGTCATTAAAGAAGCAAATTCAATGGAAAAGGATGACTAAACATGGCTAGACCTTTTGATGTAAGCAAGTTCCGCAAAAGCATCACAAAGGCAGTACCAGGTTTAAGTGTAGGCTTTAATGATCCAGATACTTGGATTAGCACAGGTAATTACACATTAAACAAACTTATCAGCGGGGACTTCTCAAAAGGAGTCCCCCTCGGTAAGGTAACGGTACTTGCTGGTGAAAGTGGTGCGGGTAAATCCTACATTGCGGCAGGTAACATTGTAAAGAACGCACAAGATCAAGGTATCTTTGTTGTTCTTATTGACAGTGAAAACGCACTAGACGAAAAATGGCTACATGCTCTTGAAGTAGATACTAGTGAAGAAAAACTTCTTAAACTTAACATGAGTATGATTGACGATGTTGCTAAAACAGTAAGTGACTTCATGAAAGATTACAAAGCAGAATATGCTGATAAGGATAAAGAAGAACGCCCTAAGGTATTGTTTGTGGTAGATTCATTAGGTATGCTACTTACACCAACAGACGTGGATCAGTTCCAGAAGGGAGATATGAAGGGTGATATGGGTAGAAAACCTAAGGCACTTACTGCTCTTGTTCGTAATACTGTGAATATGTTTGGTGAATACAATGTGGGTATGGTATGTACCAATCACACATACGCATCGCAAGATATGTTTGACCCAGATGATAAGATCTCAGGCGGCCAAGGCTTTATCTATGCGAGTAGTATTGTTATTGCTATGCGTAAACTTAAACTTAAAGTAGATGCAGATGGAAACAAAACAAGTGATGTACATGGTATTCGTGCCGCTTGTAAGGTAATGAAAACTCGTTACGCAAAACCTTTTGAGAGTGTACAAGTTGAAATTCCTTATGAAACAGGTATGAGTCCATACAGCGGACTTGTTGACTTTTTTGAAGCAAAAGGCATTCTAAAGAAAACAGGTAATCGTTTGGAATATGTAAGTCCCGTTACTGGTGAAGTAATTACACAGTTCCGTAAACCATGGAACGCAAACGAAAATAACTGTTTGGATAAAATTATTGAAGAATTTGATAGTTTGCCGGAAGAAGTACAGGATGCGAATCCTAATGAAGTTATTGATTTAATTCCAGATGAAGAGGCAGTAGAAAATGGTAATGTCGTTGAGTGATGGCGATTTAGAATTTATCCTACAACTATATGATGTAGGATTTGGAGTAATCCCAGATAAATCTAAATTTGAATATGCAGAAAATTTTGTGTACAAACTTGTGGATTATGGGTTTGATGTAAAAGGAAATGCTAAAGAAATTAGCGATCACGATGAATATCTAGATAAGGCTGTTGAAGTAGTACTTGAGGATGACGATATGGATCCTGAAGATGAATGGCTTGATCCAGAATTCGACGATGAATGGGATGACTAAATGAGTCAGTGGTACAGAAAAGTTACTTCTGATATGAGTGAAATCGTTAGCGCGATTTCACACTTTGAACAAGAAATTGATCAAGCAAGATTGGAGTGTGGTATGAAAGGTAATCTCGAAAGACAGAGCCGTGACATGCCAGGTATAGTCGAGCACCGTTTCAACCAACTCCAGGAAGTAGAAGCAATTCTTGAATATCTAAATACTGAAATGCGAAAAATTCGCAGTAAAATATTTCGTAAATATTTAGAATCCTATAATAGGGCTTTAAGTTCTAGAGATGCTGAAAAATTCGTTGATGGGGAAGAAGACGTTGTAGCATTACAATACCTCATTAACGATTTTTCTCTTGTTCGAAATAGATTCATTGGTATCATCAAGGCACTAGAAGCAAAGCAATTTCAAATTAATAATATTGTAAAACTTAGAGCAGCTGGACTGGAAGACATAACTCTATGAGTGATACTTTTTGCATTTTACCTTGGACGCATGTATATACAAATCCTAAAGGAATGTGTACTTCTTGTTGTGATTCTAGGATGGAGCCTTTTGAATGGCAACAAAATTTTAAAGATACAATTAATCATTCAGAATTACAAAAATTAAGATCAGATTTAGCAAACGGAGTAAAGAATCCACATTGTAGTTTTTGTTGGAACAAAGAAGATGCAGGGCTGAAAAGTGTCCGTCAAATTATGAATAACAGCATAATATATAAAGATATAAATGTTTCCGAATTTACCAACTCAGATTATAGTTTAACAGATCCTAAAATTAGATACTTAGACATAAGGTCTAGTAATTTATGTAATTACAAATGTAGGTTTTGCGGTCCTACTCTAAGTAACAGTTGGGTTCCAATATGGAGACAATTAACAAAATTAAAAAACGATCCGTGGCCCAAAAATGGTATTATAGAATTTGATATCCAAGCAACCGATATTTTAGATCATATTCAATATATAAGATCAGTTCATCTTGCAGGAGGAGAACCCGTTCTTATGCCAGGAACTTATTGGCTTCTTGATCAATTTATTGAAAGAAAGTTGTTTGATGTTAGATGGTCTATTATTAGTAATACTAGTAGATTGAGCTATGGAAATAAAAAAATCACTGATTTATTAAAACATTTTGAAGATGTATGCTGGTCAATGAGCATTGATGCTATCGGAAAGAAACATTCTTATCTTAGAAGTAATGCTAATGACTGGGATATAGTATATCAAAATTCACAGACTTTGATAGATATGAGAAAAAATTCTTCATTAAAGAAACTTTTTATACATTGCAGTGTATCATGGTTAAATTTATATGCTGCGTATGATGTATGGGAGATGTATCATGATAAAGTAGATCAGTTTGATTTCAATTTTGTTTTCTATCCTGCCCATTTTAATATACATAATGTTTTACCTGAATCTGAAATACAACGTGCAATAAAATTTTATGAAAGTAAGGAAAAACATCCAGATTTAGACAAAATCTTATCGTTTCTAAGAACAAAACCTGATGATTGTCAAGACTTACTAGATGTAGCGAAAAAATTTCATGAAGAGCACGATCAAGTTAGATTTGAAAATCTTTTAGATTGTTTTCCAGAATGGGAAAACATGTTAAAAAATAGTTGACATATACCTTAGTTGTGTTACACTATAGATATAGTTAGGACAAAACTAAAGGACAAGGCAATGCCTAAAAACCATAAAGAATCATATTACAGCAACTATTCTCCATTAGACGTTCTTGCGTTGGCTATTAGAGTCTATGATAAGCAGGGTTTTATTCGTAGTGGAGAAGGTTATGTTGACATCAATCATGAAGAAGGAACTCAGACAGTAATCAATGATAATAAAACAGAGGTTACAAATCTTTTAGTAACAAACCTTCGTCCAGAAGATGATGAATTACAACTAGCAAAAGAAATTATGGATAAGTTTAATGGTAAGTTCATGTTAAAAAAACTTACTGGAGGTCTTACTAGTTTTGAACAAAATGTCGCAAAAGCCTTTAGTGAAGAAATAAATAAATTTTCAGTCAGTATTATTTCTAGTATTCCACACATGAATCAAGTGGACAAGAAACGGCAAGCAGTTACTGATCGATTAGAGTCTGTTCGTTTTGATAGTGAATATTTTGGTGATAACAGAGTTCGATATGATATCGAAGTAGAAGTAATCGATGTAAAATTTATTCAAAGTAGCGGTGTTTATATGATCACTACTTTATATAACAATAAAGACATCATTAAATTTTGGTGGAGAGACCAGCCAGATATTAGTGATATCATTGATGGTAAGGTCATTAAAATTCGTGGAACAGTTAATAAGCACGAAAATAGTAAATATAGTAAAGCAAAAGAAACTATGCTTAATAGGGTGAAAATCATTAATGCTTCATAATCAAGATTTTGATATTTTAATAGAAGACTTTCGCAAATTATATAATAAACATCTTGAAATTGGTTTTGTAGAAAATTATAACGATGTACCATTTCTTTATGATCAATATCAAACACATTTCTATATTAGTGAAGTTATGAAGGGAATTTTGAAACATAAAGGATTGCCTCGTATATACGACTGGTATAAAAATGTAAATTGGAGTAAAATATATACAGATAAGTATATATACTCAAATGAAGAAGAAATTGGATCATTTGAAGTAAACGGATTATGGGTTAAAGATAGGTATTTTGACTATGCAACGGCGTGTATACCATATGCCGATGATATAAATCTTCAAAAATATATTCATAGGGCAGTAGCAGTAAACGAATTCGGCGGACAGGTATATAAAGAAAAACCATCAAGAATGGTTTATCTTGTGGCTTCAATAATTAACAAAAATAACGAAAACTTTCCATTTTGGTATACCAAAATGGTTAAAAATTTACATAAATTTGAAGAATTAGGCCCTAAAAAGGTTGACAGGTAAGGCATCTTGCTATATCATTAAAGAATAAGTTAACAAAAGTAACAGGAGTTACGCATGTCACAAGTAGCATTTAAGACTGTCCGCAAAGGTCGTAAAACAAAAGCGGAATCCATCCTAGAAGTTGTTGATACTCCAGAAGTAGAATCAACTGAAACAGATGAACAGATTGTAGAACGCCTGCGTGAGCGTTTTGACATCCTAAACGATATGACACAAATGTCAATTGATGGTGTTGTACGAGGTATGGTTGTTACAGGACCCCCAGGTGTTGGTAAGAGTTTTGGTGTTGAGCAAGTGCTAGAAAAGAATAGCATGTTCGACAAACTAGCAGGTAACCGTTTACGTTTTGGTATTGAAAAAGGCGCCGCCAGTGCTATTGGCTTGTACAAGTTGCTGTATAACTATGCTGATTCTGGTAATGTGCTAGTATTAGATGATTGTGATACAGTATTGTATGACGAAACATCACTTAACCTACTCAAGGCGGCACTAGACAGTAGCAAGAAACGTAGGCTGAGCTGGAATACAGATAGTTCGTTGTTGCGACGTGAAGGTATTCCAGACAGTTTTGAGTTTAGAGGTAGTGTAATTTTTATTACTAACCTGAGGTTCGACAAGGTACGAGGCAAAATTAAGGATCACTTAGATGCAATTATGTCACGTTGCCACTATTTGGACCTTACAATGGATACTATGCGAGAAAAAATGCTTCGTGTAAAGCAGATTGTAGGCGATGGTATGCTTGAAGATTACAAGTTTACCAAAGCAGAGCAGGATGAGATTGTAGACTTCATGATTACTAATCAAGGACGTCTACGAGAAGTAAGTCTGCGTATGTGTACAAAGATTGCAGACTTGCGTAAAAGTCAGTCAGACCGCTGGGAGCGGATGGCTGAAGTGACATGTATGTTACGAAAGTAACTACTCCTTCCCCCCCTGGCCCGGCCGAAAGGTCGGGCCTTTTTTATTAAATGCTTGACAAATCAAAAGGTTAGCGTTATTATACTATTATGAATTGTAAAATTATATTAAAAGATGAAGTAAACTGTAAGATTGAAGGGCTTGATCTCGACACACGAAAAAAGTTAGAGAAAGAGCTCAAATTCTTCATGCCTTATGCCTATCATGTTCCTGCATATAAACTAGGACGTTGGGATGGTTGTGTGAGCTTTTTTACTATCGGAGGTGTTACATACACTAATTTGTTGGATATGCTTGTCCCTATCATCATAGGAGAAGGATATTCTATAGAGATACAAGATTATAGACAGTCAGTTACTTTTGATTTTGATGAAGTAGATGAAACAACATTTCAACATAAAGTATGGCCTAAAGGACACCCCGTTGAAGGCGAACCAGTTACATTGCGTGATTATCAAATTGAGATTGTAAACAAGTTTTTAGAAACACCGCATTGTTTGCAAGAAATTGCAACTGGTGCTGGCAAAACTCTTATTACAGCAGCTCTAAGTTCTAAAGTAGAAAAATACGGTCGAAGTATTGTAATTGTCCCTAACAAAGATCTAGTTACACAAACTTATGCGGATTATATAAACTTAGGATTAGATGTAGGTGTTTATTACGGAGACAAAAAAGAAATTGGAAAAACTCATACCATTTGTACATGGCAGAGCTTAAATAGTATTAAGAAACAATTTCGCGAAGCAAAAAGCGATATGAGCGTTGCAGAGTTTGCAGAAGATGTGATCTGTGTAATAGTAGATGAAGTTCATCAAGCAAAAGCAGATGTTTTGAAAGAACTATTAACTAAAGATTTTGCACATATACCATTACGTTGGGGATTAACAGGAACCATACCTAAGGCAGATCATGAAAAAATAGCATTGAAAGCATGTCTTGGAGAAGTTGTTAATAAACTTACAACTAGTGAACTACAAGAAGAAGGAGTGCTAAGTAATTGTCACGTTAATGTAATTCAACTAGAAGAGACTGTGGAATATAATAACTATCAAAGTGAACTAACATACTTAACAAGCGATAAGAAGCGCATGGAGTATATCAGTAAACTTATAGAAACAATCAGTGAGAGTGGTAATACACTGATACTTGTAGACAGAATTAAGTCAGGAAACATGATTGTTGATAATGTTCCTGGTGCTAGTTTTGTTAGTGGTAGTATGAAAACGACAGTAAGGAAAGATCATTATGATGAAATCAACACAGAGGACCAGCGAGTCCTTGTGGCAACGTATGGCGTGGCGGCTGTCGGGATTAATATACCTCGCATTTTTAACCTTGTACTTCTTGAGTCTGGTAAGTCTTTTGTTCGTGTCATCCAGTCTATTGGGCGTGGTGTTCGTAAAGCACAAGATAAAGACTTTGTTCAAATCTGGGACATCACTAGTACAGCAAAATTCTCAAAACGACATTTAAGAGAAAGAAAGAACTTCTATAAAGAAGCCAATTACCCATTTACCATAGAAAAAGTAAAATACAAATGAAAATATTAACAGTAGAAAATCAAACATATGAACTTGATGAAATACCAGATCAAATAGAAGATTTAAGATATGGTGTATTAGATTATAGTGATCCTAAAAACGTCGACTATTATTTTGTTCCCCTAGTATTTTTAGAAAGTTTTTATAGTCCTGCAGCAATATTACAAATAGGAAAAAACCAAATAAGTGTTCCATTAGATTGGAGTATGGTTATTTGTGATCATGAGGTAGGAGAACCAGAAGTAGTGAGTTTAATGAGTTTGAATGACAGAGGATTTACTGCTTTTTCTTTCAATCCTATTACTGGATTCTCTCCAAAATACCTTGAAATTCAAATGATAAACGTCTATACTGATGTTAAGTGGTATGCTCCAAAATTAAAATTTGGGCACCTACTCTGCGTTCCTTTAACTAATGATAATAATCCAGACTGTGTATTGTTTGTTAAAGAAGCAAATAAAATACCTGAGGTTTTAGATATAAATGTCATCTGGTAAGTTAAGTATTAAAAGTGAAATGACTGCTATCGACACCAAAGATCGTTCTTGGTATAATAGTCTTAGTGAAGATGAAAAGAAGAAATTAGGAATATGGATCCTAATGAGATATACAAGCAGTGTTAAACATGATATTAAAGATTTTGAAGAACATTATTTAGAATGGACGAATGAATTAGTCAATGTTCATTTTAATACATTAAGACATCATCCTGAACTACAATTTAAACTTTTACAAGCATTAGGGCTTGGAAAATCAATGTATCATCCATGGATTGCGCCTGGTAAAAAAGGAACAGAAACAAAACTTTTTAAATTTTTTAAAGAGCATTATGTAGAATACAATGATGATGAGATAATACTTTTATTATCTCAGTTTCCAAAAGATGAACTTAAAGAAAAATTGGAAGAATTTGGTTTAGATAATAAAAGTATCAAAGAATTAATGAAATAATGTTTGTATGTGAATACTGTAATTCAAGTTTTAAGAGGGAGCGAACGTTAAGTGTCCATGTCTGTGAGCCTAAACGTAGGCACTTACAAAAAAATAGTAAGCATGTCCGTCTAGCATTTAGAAGTTATCAGTTATTTTATAAAATTGGGACAAACACAAAAAAGGAAAAAACATATGACGACTTTGCCGGAAGTCAATATTATAATGCTTTTGTTAAATTTGGTAGTTATTGTTTAGATTTAAAAATAGATGATGTGCCGGATTTTGTAAAATGGTTATTAACAAATCAAATACCTATTGATAGGTGGGTTAGTGATACACAATTTAATAAGTGGATTAAAGAAAGACTTAAAACAGAAACAGTTGATAGGGCAGTAGAACGAACAGTTCTATTTCTTCAAGATTGGGGTGAAGATAACGCTAATGCTTGGAATTCATACTTTGAAGCAGTGCCAACAAATCTAGCAGTGTTTCATATATGTGCTGGAAAAATTAGTCCATGGGTACTTTATGCAAGTAATAGAGCTCAAGGGTTATTAGATAGATTAAATGAAGAACAGATAAAAATGATTATTGAATACATTGACCCTCATGTATGGCAGATAAGAATGAAAAGACATCAAAAGGATTTTGATTGGGTTAAAAAATTATTAGAAAAGGCGGATCTTGCATAATGAACAAATTTATTTTTGATGTTGATGGTACAATAACACCGAGTAGACAACTTATAGACCCAGGGTTTAAATCGTTTATGATGGAGTTTGCTATACGAAATCAAGTATTTTTAGTGACTGGTAGTGATAAACCTAAAACTATTGAGCAGATTGGTGAGGATATGTTTAATGCCTGTCACACAGTATATAATTGTAGTGGTTGTGATGTATGGCAAAGCAAGAAGAATATTAGAAAAATTGAATGGGAACCTGAGCAAGACGTAATTGACTTTCTCGAAAAAGAATTAGCAAAAAGTAAATTCTATAAGAAAACCGGACTACATATTGAAATAAGAACAGGCATGCTAAACTTTAGTATTGTTGGTCGTAGGTGTAGTACTGAAGAACGATTCATGTATGCTGAATGGGATGACCATAAACAGGAAAGACAAGGAATAGCAAAGCGTTTTAATAAAAAATTTCCTGATCTAAAAGCAAATGTAGCAGGTGAAACAGGTATTGATATTGCTCCTAAAAACTTAAACAAAGCACAAATTTTAGTTGACTTTAATAAGGAAGATGTATTATATTTCTTTGGTGATAAAATTACTGAAAATGGAAATGATTATCCATTAGCACAGGCTATTACTAATGGAAATAGTTATAGTGTTGAAGGCTGGAAAGAAACATATTCAAAACTACAATTAATGAAAGTAATGGGCATAGCAAAATGATAGTTAACACTGATATTGATATTGATGTAGCAGATAGAAATAGATTACTTAGACTTATAAAGAATACACCTGCTATGATTAATCGTGATAACAAAAAAGTAAAACATAATACTGGTGTGTATTTTCATGAAGTTCCTGAAAATCCGTTTAATGGATTATGTACTATTGATTATAAAGATGCGGAAAGTTTGGGTTATTTTAAACTAGATATTCTTAATGTAAATATTTATGAAAAAATTAAAGATACAAAACAATTAGATGATTTGTTGTCCATGGAGCCTATGTGGGATTTGCTAGAATATGAAGATATTGTTAAGCAATGTTTTCATATTCATAATCATTTTGATGTAGTAAAAAAGATGAAACCTCGAAGCGTAGAACAACTTGCCGCAGTTTTGGCAGTTATTCGTCCAGCAAAAAGACATTTACTTGGTAAAAGTTGGGATATTATTATGTCAGATGTTTGGAAAAAACCCAATGACGACAGTTATTATTTCAAAAAGGCACACGCTCATGCCTATGCTTTAGCAATAGTACTTCAATTAAATCAACTTGTCAAAGATTTTTCTTTACAAGGCTGATGCTTCGTCTCTTAATTCGTTTCGTTATATTATCGCTTAGTCTAACTTCGGGACCTGATAAAATCTCCATTTGTTTTACACTAAAACTTTGACTTGTATAACTAAACGGCCATCTATTCATTAGAGCAATATTGATTGGTAAACGACGATTAGTCTCCCACCACCATTCCTCTCCGAGCTGAAGGAATAGTTTTTTCTCTTCCACATCTCTCAATCTATTATAAACATACATGCTCGCAATTTGAGTATCGATGTTTTGCATAATACCGACATATTCATTGTTTGCATAAGATATAACAGTAAGAAATGGATATTTTTCCAAAAATTCTTGATACTTTGTTATCATTATAATTCTATTTAGCCTTGTATATTTTGATCCAATTCGTATAAATACTCATATAATGTATAGGATCATTAAATGAGCAATCACAGCACAAGTTATAGCATTTCACAAAGTGGTGATCTATTCACTTTACAAGACCACGGGACAACTAGTGGATTGGCAAAGTATAATAGTACCGCTGGAACTACTATCAACAGTCCTCTAAATTATCGAAAATTAGAAGCATTTAGGGGTGTCGATAATGAGTTCTTTTTCTTTATTAAGAATCAAGATAGAAAACCAGTTGATCTTAACAATATTGAAATCAATGTAACTGTAATTTTTAGAGAAACCAGATCTGCGATTTTCTCTAAGAAATGCCAAATCACCGATTATGAATTAGGTGCTTGTAAACTTGTTTTAAGAAGTTCAGATTTGCACAATGCAGAATCAGGATTATATGACCTCATACTTACTTATACAGATAATCAAGGGCTGGTTTTGCCGTTGTATGCTGATACAAATATGCGTCCATCTTTAACAATGGAAATTAGTAATGACGCATTTATTATTCCAAAAATTACTGAAACGATTGATGTATTTCTAAGTGATAGTCAAGGATATATGGTTAGCGGAAGAATAAATGGTCCTGCTTTAATGAATAAACCATCAGGATTAGTTACATGGGCTGTATATACCACAGGATACACAGGAAAGTTTTTCCTTCAAGCCACAACTAGTCATTATCCAGATGAAACAGACTGGTTTAATCTTGAACTTGGCGCTCTAGTTGATTGGTATATGTTTAATAACTTTACCGGTATAGAGCCATTTACAGTTCAATCTAATCTAATGTTCCTTCGTGCTAAATGGGAAAATACTGGCAACGGAACGGTTGACAAAATACTAGTTAGACTATAATATAACAGTATGGCTTTAATTACTGAATTCGTGAAAACTGTGATTCCTGTGAACTGGAAATCTACCCCTAGTGGATGGACATCCGGTAATTGTCCTATGTGTGTTATTAATGGGCAAGGCCGCCCTGATACAAAAGGTAGAGGCGGCATAAGGTTTGATGATGATAAGTTTCAGTACAACTGTTTTAACTGTGGTTACAAAACTGGCTGGAGTCCTGGAAAACGTATTACAGGTAGACTAAAACGACTATTTCAACAATTCGGTGTTGATGAATCTGAAGTTCAAAGACTACAACTTGAATTACTTAAAGAAGAAGATGTAGCAGTAGTATTAGCAAGACAAGCAAAACGCAATGAGCCTGTTATTATTGATTGGGATGAATATCAACTTCCAGAAGGTGCCCAAAGTATTTGCGATTACACCGGAGAACCAACCCCAGAATTTATAAAAGCAGTTGAGTATTTGTATGAGCGTGGATTTGATCCAATGGATCCACGTTTTATGTACAGTCCAGCGAGCGCACCTGGTAGGATGAAGAACAGATTTATTGTGCCGTTCACATATAAGGACAAGGTAGTTGGTTATACTGCTCGCTGGATTGGCAATCCTCCAGAAGGCATGCCCAAGTATTTTAATCAACAACCTAAAAACAATTTTGTGTATGGTTTGGATAGACAAACACCGGACAAGAACATTGTTATAGTAACTGAAGGACAACTGGATGCCATTGTAACAGATGGTGTTGCTATTGGCAGTAACAATATCAATGATGATCAAGCAAATATTATTGATAGTTTGCAAAAACGTGTTATACTATTAGCAGATGCAGATAGTGCAGGTATGCGAGCAGTATACAAAGCCATAGAGCGTGGCTGGAGTGTGTCGTTTCCTGAATGGGATGATTGTAAAGATGCAAGCGATGCTCTATTAAAGTATGGTAGATTGTTTACAGTGCGTAGTATATTGGACAGTGCGGTTAGCAATCCAACTAAGATTAAAGTATTAGCGAAATCATATTGTAGATGAGACTTACGGATGAGCAAATTAAAGACTTTATTGAATGGGGAGGCGAAAGGTTGCCTAACCCAGATAACTACCCTCGAGTATTTGAATATTATTTAATGCTGTATATGTATATTAAAAAGATAGGACCGTTTAATGGCAAATGATTATAATGTAGAAATGCAAAAACTATTTGTAGAATTCCTAGCACAGGATCAAGACTTATTTGTGCGTGTTAATGGTATTCTTGATACAGAATACTTTGATAGAACATTGCGTAAAAGTGTTGAATTTATTAGGAAACATGCAAATGAATATGGTGCATTACCTACACTGCAACAAATTAAGGCAAGTACTGGCACTGAATTAGGTGGGATACCTGATGTAGATGACAGACATAAGAAATGGTTTGTAGATGAGTTTGAACAATTTTGTAAACACAAAGCACTGGAAAGTGCTATCCTAAAAAGCACAGACTTGTTGGAAAAAAGTGAATACGGCGCAGTAGAAAAATTAGTTAAAGATGCAGTCCAACTTGGCCTAGCAAAACACATGGGTACAAATTATTGGGATGATCCAGCAGGCCGCATCGAAAAAGTTCGTAACAGTCGTGGTGGTACAAGTACAGGATGGAAAGGTATTGATCAGAAACTTTATGGCGGATTTAACAGAGGAGAACTAAACATTTTTGCGGCGGCCTCAGGCGGCGGTAAAAGTTTGTTCTTACAAAACTTGGCACTTAATTGGGCATTGGAAGGCATGAACGTATTGTACATTAGTTTGGAACTTAGTGAAGAACTATGTAGTATGCGTCTTGATAGTATGCTTACAGGTTATAATACAAAAGAGGTATTTCGCAATACAGATGATGTAGATTTAAAAGTGCGTATGGCTGGTAAAAAAGCAGGACGTTTACAGATTGTACAACTTCCTAATGGTATTACATGTAATGATTTAACAAGTTATATGCGTGAATTTGAAGTCAAGACTGGTGTTAAAGTAGACTGTATGTTACTTGACTATTTGGACTTGATGATGCCTGCACAACGCAAAGTACCACCAAGTGATTTGTTTATTAAAGATAAATTTGTAAGTGAGGAGCTGCGTAACTTTGCAGTAGAACATGATATGTTATTCGCAACAGCCTCACAGTTAAACCGTAGTGCAGTAGAAGAAATTGAATTTGATCATAGTCATATTAGTGGTGGTTTAAGTAAGATTCAAACAGCAGATAATGTTATTGGTATCTTTACAAGCCAAGCAATGCGTGAACGTGGTAGATATCAAGTACAGTTTATGAAAACACGAAGTAGTGCTGGTGTTGGACAAAAAGTAGATTTGGCATTTGATATAGCAGGATTGCGTATTACAGATCTAGAAGATGGCGAAGAAAGTGCTGAAGTTGCAACGGTAAATGGAACACTAGATAAAATACGCAGACAATCCACAGTAACACAAAACTTAACTGAAAACAATCTTGTTGAAAGAGCTGTTGATCGATCTGAGAAGATGCGTGGTTTACTGAAAAAACAGGATTAAATCGCTAAATACAGTATAACAACATGGGAACTGTCATGAAAAAGAATACACGATCTTTATTAGAAGAAATTAACAGTATCGCTCCAGTTAAAAGTAAACATCAACTTCTTGAAAGTAGAGGAGTCAATGCAATCAGTAGTATTGTTAATTTATTACAATTAATTGATGAAAGTTATGATCCTGAAACTGCTCAGGATATGACAAAGCGTGTAATGCTTAGTATCAAGAATCGTGACACTGACAGATTTATCCGTGGCATTAAAAAGATTCGAGATGTAAAGTGAAAATTAGTGATATTATAGTAGGAACAAAACGTAGAAAGCATCGCAATCCACGAAGAAATAGAATAACACAGAATGATCTGTATAAGCCTGATCTTTCTAAATTAAGTGAAGGTGCCAGAATTCAACATGTTGAAGATTTAACTATTTGGGATGGTTCTGCTGGTGCTAGACGTGCATTAAATTATCTACGCAAATTAGAAAGTTCTCCGGGTGACGTAACAATTAAATGGGACGGCAAACCCGCTGTTATCTTTGGAAGAAATGAAAAAGGTGAATTTGTTTTAACCGACAAAAGTGCATTTGGCGCAACAACCTATCATGGAAAAGTCACAAGCAAACAAGACCTACGCAGTATGATTGCAAATAGAAAGTCAAAAGACGAAGAAGAAAGACAGAGAAGAAATGCGTTTGCAGATCAAATGGCTGGAATTTGGGATTATTTTGAAAAAGCAACACCAAAGGATTTTAGAGGCTATGTACATGGTGATTTATTGTATTTTACTACACCCAAAGAGATAAAAGGTAAACTAGTATTTGAACCAAATACTACAACATATTTTGCTGATCCACACAGTGACATTGGTAAAAAAATTGCTAATAGTAAAATTGGAGTTGTACTTCACCAGTATATAGATTTAGATGGAAATAAAAGTGCATCGGATGCCTCCAAGTTTATTAAAGGTGATTTGCTAGTCATGCCACCAGTGTTTGTCACGCATACGCCTGATATTGATATTCCAGAAGTAGATAGATTAGATGATTTAATTTCTAAAAATGCAAGTCAAATTGATGACTTAATTAATGTTCCTTCTGAATTAAAAATGAGTAATTTTAAAGACATACTTTATACATATATTAATAACAAGACAAAAGCAGGACAACTAGAAAATTTAGGACAGGATTTTATGGAATGGGCTGAAAAATCCAACTTATCAGATCCGAAAAAGAATAGATTAATAGATTATGTTTCTCAAAAGAAACAAAGTTTTGGTGCAATGTTTCAAGTTATTGCAGGTATTATGAATGTAAAAAATAAAATTATTGCTGAATTAGATAATCAACCAGCAGACATAACAGCAAAAACTGACGGTAAGCCCGGTGGTGAAGGTTATGTAATCGGTGCTGGCGATGCTAAACTAGTAAATAGAAGTGAGTTTACAGCAGCAAACATGGCGAGGAATAACTAATGGAAAAGAAATACACACCTAGTGAATATGCAGTTATGTATGGCGGCCATAGCCTTGATGATATGCAATCAGCAACCGTAGAACTAGCTCAACTTAATTTTATTCAAAGTTTAAGTGAAGCAAGAATGTTTCGTAGTAGAGCTCAAATCGGAAAAGAGGGTGCTAGAAGTTTAACAGATCATTTGTTTGTATCTCTTTTAAGTTTATATGCTATGAGTAATGACTACAACTATGCACCGGTAGCAAAAGAATATGCCAAAAGAACTAGACAATTAGGTAATTTCAATAATCCAAGTCCTAGTGGCACTGACTTATATCAAACAATTTATAGTATTGGTAAACCGCAGGGATTAATTGATGGAAATGAAAAAGATCAATTACTATTAGACAAAGTTCAACTTGATACTCCTAGAATTAGAAGATTTTTAGATAAAATTAAACAAGGTAATGTCAATCCTTCAGAAGCACAACAATTTTTCTATAAATTAGAACGAGATCTAAAGATTCAAGATCCTAAGTTAAGAGCATCTAGAAGGTTGATCCAAAATTGGAATACACTATCAAGCGATCAACAAAAATTAGCAGGTTCTCAATTGATGCGATATTATAGGCTTAATGCTAGACGCAGTGATCTGATGCCATTATTTGCAAATTATGCAAAAGACCAAGATCTAGATATCAACGATAAAGAAAAAATGGGAATTGGCGCAAGGGTATTGAAAACAGCAGGGTTGTTTGGACTTGGATACGGATTAGCAAAGGCCTACCCAACTGGATAAATGCAAGAAAAATATCTTTTAATCGGACAACCACGCAGCGGAACAACATATCTATCAGCAATTTTTCAAAGATCTTTTTTCTTGAACCACTCCGGTGCTGCATATAATGAGCAAATAAAGAAAATTAATAATACCAATGATATTAAAATATTTTTAAACCATGTAAATAGTAAAAATCTCAAACATCCTGTAGTCGTTAAAGAACATCTCTGCTTATTACAAGATAATAATATTGATATAACTCAAGAATTTAATAATTTTTATCGCATTAAAATCATAAGAAAAAACATATCAGAAATAGCAATGAGTATGCTTATTGCTAGAGAACTTAATAAATATGAATTTTGGACAAATGAAGAAATAATATTTCCTAAATTCATAGTAAATGAAAGTGATGCAAAAGAATCATATTCTATAAGTAAAAAAAGACTGCAGGATATTGAAAGTTTAGATATAGAAACCCATCAAACAATATATTACGAAGATTTAACTGGAGATCCACTTAAAGATCAATTACTATTTCCAATGTTCCAAAATAATCCTATAAAAGAATTTGATAAAATCACAGTTAAAACTGCTGGTTATCAAGATAGTATTTTAAATTACAATGATGTGTTAGAATGGTTTGACGAGGTAAAAAATATATGACACAAAAAGTTCATGGAGTTCACAGACCTGCAGAGGTCCTATCAGGTAATACTGATTTTTATTCTGCTTTTACACTTGTCGATATAACTGATACAGGAAACAGCAATCCTAAAGGAAATATAAAATCATTCAAACAAGCACAAAATCTTAATACTTTAATCCAAATTTTAAGTATGCGAACACAGTTAGTTTTATCGAGTGTTAAAAAATTAGAATCTCAAGATTTGACTGAGTATGATTTTGGTTCTGAACTAATAGGAACTCATGATATATGGATTTTAAAATTTGCAACTGAAACAACTGATGTTTGGAAAAAAAATGATAATCCTGTTTATTTTGCTAATATGGACTGTTCTGATGTTCCAGTTAATACTGAACTAGATGAAACAGCAGTTATTAATCATAGATTTGAAACTTCTGGAAATAATAAAAATTTGTACTTTACTATGAGTGAATTTATATAAATACAGATAGTAAAGTGCAAGAGCACAATAATAGACAATCAGCTCTTTAGATTAGACGGCGGCACAACCTATGGCAATGCAACAGTCAAGACTAGAGCGTGAAAATCTCGAGGCCCATGTAGACTTATGTGCAGAGAGATATCGCGTGTTAGAAGAAAAATTAGACAATTTAGATAAAAAGTTTGATAGACTTGAAAGTGCTATGAAAGACTTGACTGATAAACAAGCAAGTGACAAAGCAAACAGTAACAAATTATTAATTGGTGCCGCTGCAACGGTTATTGCTGGTCTTTTAAGTACAGTAGTTTTGTTACTTTTAAATTTGCAAGGACTTAGTTAACAATGTTTTTGGTAGAAGAATTTAATAATATGATCTTTGAATCAAAAATGGTTTTTGCAAAAAGAGGAAATCAAGTAGTAAAGAAGTTTCGTTGTACTGCTGGCAAACGTAAAGGAAGAGTTGTAAGTAGTCCTAGTCAATGTGCAGCACCAATAGATTTAAAAAAGCGTTTTGTTTTGAAAAAAACAAAAGCAAGCAAAGGAAGACGTATGGCAAAGAAAGCCCAGCGTACTAAAAAATTGAACCCTGCAAGTAAAATTGTAGCGAGATTAAATAAGGCAAGAAGATGAAGTTAGCCGGTGATAGTATTGTAGATACAGTTATTGAATACGCCAATGTAAAATTTGGTGTAGAACTACCTGTTGAACAGGTCAGTACACAACTAAAAGGTATGTCGTTTAGCGCAACATTAAAATTAGTTGATGCAATTAAAAACGAAAATGATGATGCTTTCTCTTCACTCATTGATATGAGTGCAGTTAATGAAGCATACGGAACCTCTGGCACTTCTGCCCCAAGTAGAGCAACTACTCGTGCCCAAAGTGGAGCAATTCAAAGTAGACGTGCTACTATTGCAGGACAAGATGCTGCAAGAGATGGTACTGGCGGAAACAGAACAGTAGCAGGTGGTAATAAAACTGCAACAGGACAAGGCGCCAATATGGGCGGTGGTGGTTCTGGCGATCCGGACGATATTGAAAGAGCTCAGAATGCACAAACAGCAGGGCAAGCCGCTAATCAATCACAACAAAATGCCAGTGAAATTGAACGTATTAAACAACTAGTAGATAGACTCACAAGAGGTTAATATGAAATTAGTAGAACTACCAATAGGCATTCCAGTATTTTTAAATAACATTGAAACTAAAGTATATGAGTCAATGAAGGAAGAGATCTGTAAAGAAGAACTCAGTGAACGTGATGCTCATATAGCCCAACAACTTGTTGGGAAAGGGGTATGCAAACGCATACAACGAGAAGGTAAAACATATTATTGTAAAACAAAAGGAAGTATATTATGACAGTCGATCCAGAAATGCTTAAGATTCTAAAAAATCTTGAAAATGCAGAACAACTACATGAGCAAAAACAAATTGATAGAGCTCAAGGAAAAGCAGTAGTATCTGAAGATTCACAGGAAATGTATAACATTTTAAAACGTTTAGAAGATGCAACAACTAATGTTGCTCAAACTATTAACGAACAAAAAGACGTAAATCCTGTAACTGCTGTTGGAATGAAATCTGGTAATACTATTACAATGAATGGTTACAGTTTGCATATGGAAAAAGGAAAATTAACAGAAAAGTATACTAAAACTTTCTACACAATTAAACATGGTGATGATGTTCTTCATAAAGATTTAGGTTTATTTGAAAGTGCAATGGCTATTTTAAAAAAATTAATTGAAAGAAAATCAGGAATTTCTAAGATAGTAGAACTAGATGATAGATATCTTAGTCATTTAACTGAAGCAGCTTATCACAAAGCAAGAGCAAAGACTATTACTGAATCAGTAAAACATGATGTTGCTATTGCAAAGCATAGTTCTGCAATGGATAAGGCAAGTCATGCAAAACGAGAAATTAAACGTTTAATCTAAAGTTAAAAAAATCCTAAAAAGCATAAATACATTATATAAATTATAGCGAGGTTTACCATGAATTTACACGATTTACAAGAAAATAAATTTGCTATCTTACATCGTGCTCTAAATGAAGTCTTCGAAACAGACTTTAATTTTGATATGCCAGTAGAGAAAATGGAAAGAGTCCATGCAGCTACTGTTAAGCGTATTTCAGAAATGAAGCAAAATGGTGTTGATGTTAGCAATAAAAGTTTTCAAAGATTATTATTGGTTGCTGAAGGTTTAAAATTAGTTTTATCCCAGAAGCCAATTCAAGAAGAAATTATTGAAGAAAGTGATGCTCTAGATCAAGCAGAAGTATTACTAGCAGCAAAACAAATGGCAGATGATCTCCAGAAAATGGCAGAGAATCTAGCAAGTATGCAGGTTGAAGACCTAATGAGCATTACAAATGCTATGAAGGAAGAAGTAGGCCTAGCAGAAGCAGAAGCATTTGAAGCAGCAGCAAGTGCTGCAATCGGCGGCGCATTAGAAGCAGTTAAAGCAGCTAACGAAAGCGTTAGCAATGCAGTTCTAGCAGCACAAGGCCAACCAGTACCAACTGACATGGAAGCACCGATGGATATTCCAGCAGAAGATCCTGCTATGGATCCTGAAGCACCTGCTGAAGAAATGCCAGATGATTTTGAAGGCGCTGATGCAGCTGATGAAATGACAGATGCTGACGGTCGTGAAATGAAAGAAGATGCTTATCTAAATGCTATTAAAATGGTTAAGGAAGCACAAAAAGACGGTAAGGTAAACAAAGACGTATTACAGCAAGCATTCGAGAGTTTGAAGATGCTAAAGCCTGCGCCTAAAGTTGCAAAAGAAAACACCAAAGGTGCTTTTGGAGGCGGTGGCAACAGTGTTGACGGCAGGGCACCAGCTGCGCCTAAAAAAGCACCAGTGGCAAAACCTGCAAAATCAGGTGCAAGTGCCGGCTCACAACATGCGTTTAAGTAATTAGGATTTACCTATGAGAATTTGTGATATTATAAGAGAAAATTCAACAGTTCATGATGCTATCTTAGATCTTTTAACAGCATTATCTGGTGAAGGTTTAGATAGCGTCCCGATGCAATCTATCTTAGGTGATCTTAATTCTCAAGGTATTGACTTAGATGAACCAGGCCTATTTGATAATCTAAGTAACCTTGCTATTGTTAGAAATATCAAAGACGGTGTAGTTTATTTTAATAGCGACAGTGATCAGTCACATTATAACGATATGCCTGATCCTGAAGCACAGGACAAGCAGGTTAGTAAACTTGCACAAAAACAAGTAGATAAGGCAGTAATGCAATGACAGTAGGTTTAAATGCATCTCAGGCAAGATCAAAAAGTCAACAAGATTTAATTATATATAATGAAGTCCAAAATATCATGACTGACATTATTACAAAAAGCGCCTCGGGTGCGTTTGCTTCTATTGTAGCAGATGGAACAACTATGACAGAATCTACTCCAAGTGTTGATCATATTGGAACTGTTGTCAATCCCACAGTCGTAGGAGGAACAACAATTATTTTAAATGGTGTATCGGTAACACTTGGCACTACTGGCCTTAATTTAAATTCAATTATTGCAGATATTAATGATGCAGGTATAACTGGTGTTACTGCAAGTAAAAATACAGCAAACAATCTGGTATTAACGTTTACAGCCCAAGCAAGTGTAAACTGGACATATGATATCGGCGCTGGCACAGCAAACCTTGCATTAGGATTAACACAAGCAACATACACAATTAATAATCCATCTAGTGTAGATTATTTTAATACATGGCAAGGCACTCGTACTGACCGAGGCGAAAGCCAACAAATGGATCAAGTTATTAGGCATTTTCAAAACCTTGGTTATAAGATTGAAAGAACTGTAAATACTGCAACTAATAGTACATTCCAGTGGAATATTTACTGGTAATAAACACTTGACTTTTTTAAAAAATAGTGTAATATAAATGTATGGTCAATATTACATCCCCCTATGAATATAAAGAATTCAAACGCAAAAGTATAGACGGTAAAAGGCTTTATGAGAATCCTTATGGCGAGCCAGTACCTAGCGTTACGACAATTCTAGATAAGACAAAACCCCGCGAAAAAGTTGAAGCATTAAACAACTGGAAAAAACGTGTGGGTGAAGAAAAAGCAAAACAGATTGTTACTGAAGCCGCCAATGTAGGTACAATTATGCACGCCATTCTTGAGCAT